ATATATATGTAATAATATGGCAAAAATTATTATTAAAAGCGATAACACAACGAGAAATTGGTATTTTATATTATAAAGAAAAAATACCTTACGATATGGAAATGTTGGCAGATGTTCTAGACGAAAACATTAATCACATAAAAGGCGCTTTCGAACATTTTATAAAATTAAAAATGGTCGCATTATTAGAAGATGGGGGAATTTGGATTGAAGAAGCTATTAAATTTGTAGGTAGTGAAACTAATAAAGCTGAATTGATGAGGAGATTAAGAGCTAAAAGGGTAACTCAGTTACCAGATGTTACAAAATGTAGACCAGAGTTAGAGTTAGAGTTAGAGTTAGAGAAAGAAGTAAAGTCTGAGGATTTTAATAATCCTCTAATACCAACAAAAGAAAGAGAAGAAAAAGTTAAAAGTAAATCTGTACTAAAGAGTAAAGACAAACTGATACAGACTACTAATACTATAAAGAGTGACGAGCAGAAAAAAATTAAAGAAAAGTTGCGATCAGCGAGTTTGGAGATCAAAGGCGAGGAGTATTATCATGATGCAAAAGAGGCGGCTTGCTTGGCGAAGTTAGCGAAGCGAGCTCCTCTGAATTTTGTTATGTCAAAGATCGATATATTGTGCAAGAAAATAAAAGGGGTCGATCCCTTTTGGCAGGAACAGCCAGTGTGTCCTTCATCGGTGTTGGCATTATGGAACAGGCTTACTGTTACAGTTTCGAAGCATAATATAAAACCCTTTGAAGAGGTATGATTATGAATAATCAGGAGAAAGAACAAGAAGAGTTGAAAAGTCTTGAAGAACTTGAGACTGCCTGTATTGGAGCGGCATTATTGTCAAAGCATGCTTTGATGGTGTTTATCGAAAATGTAATACCAGAATATTTTTATACAAATGGATGTCGGTTGGTTGCTGATACGATATTTTATATGTTTGAGAAAAAAGAAGATATTGATATTATCACATTACGGACGAATTTAAAAGAGAGGGGGCGGTTCAAACTTGCTGACAAATTAACAGACTTTTATGATGTTGATATAAGCTCAAGCAATGTCAAGACATATGTAAGCAAGGTAAAAGAAGAGTATAAACGGAGAGAGTTGAAAAAGACATTATCTGACTCATATCAGGATGCGCAGAATAAAGGGAATGAAGTCGATGATATTATACAAAAGATGTCATCGAAAATATCAATCTTCGATGAGGACAAAACGAAAATAGTCAAGATAGGTCAAAATATGAACTATGCTGATCTTGCGTGTGAAGGGGATTCCATCAAGACGGGGTTCAATAAAATTGACCAATATCTACATGGGCTTTTCAGAAAAGAATTGATAATATTGGCGGCAAGGCCATCGTTGGGGAAAACCACACTGGCGGTGAACATAGCGCAGAATATAGCGAAAGCCAAGAATGTCTTGATGTATTCGCTTGAGATGAGTTGGCAGAGTATAGCAATCAGAATGCTTGCTAGTGAAACGGACATGACGTATATGAAGATCAAGATCGGATCGGTGACAGGCATAGAGAAAGAGAAGTTGGAGAAAGCGGGCGAAGCGTTGGGGCATTCAAATTTTTGGGTAAACGATAGAGCTGGGATTAGCATTGAGCAGTTAGTAAGATCTGCGATGACTTTCAAATTTAATAAAGGACTTGATCTTATTGTTGTAGACTATTTACAACTTATGGCGGGTTCGGTCAAGGGTAATCGGAATGAAGCGCTTGGCGATATTACAAGAAGTTTGAAAATTTTAGCTAAGGATTTGGACGTTCCTGTTCTTTTGTTATCTCAGCTATCGAGAGAAGTGGAGAGGAGAGAGGGGCAAATACCGAGACTGTCTGATCTTAGAGATAGCGGGGAGATTGAGCAGAATGCAGATGTAGTAATGTTTATCTATGAAGATGATGGGGCTAGCACTATACAGGTTGCGAAGAACAGAAATGGCAGGCTAGGAAGTTTTAGGATGATTTTAGAAAAACAATTTTTTAGATTTCAGGATTTGTAGAGGGCTATTATGAAATTAACAATGATCAAGAGAGTAATTGATAAAGACATGATCGGGCTGCATTGCTTTATTCCGTTTACTAATGCGGATGCGGAGAGATTTGCAAAAGCTAAAAGGAATGTCGCTGTTACTGTCAATGCGAGGTTTTCAAGGAATCCGTTGCATCACAATAAATATTTTGGATTATGCAGGCTGTTGGTTAATGCCGGACATTTCATGGATGAAACGGCCGCTTCAGATTTTTTGAAATGCAAAGTTGGGCTAGTCGATGTGATTGAGGTGATGCCTGATCGGACAATTTTGAAGCCGAGAAGTATAAATTGGGAGTCGATGTGTCAAGATGATTTTCAGGTTTATTACAAAAGGATTGTTGAGATAGTCGCCGAGAAATTGGGGTGTAGTTTAGAAGATATTAAGAGCAATTTAGTTTTTGATATGTAAAAAATAAAAGGAGATAAGACCATGACATTAGAAGAATATGAAAATTTTAATGAGTTGGCGCAGTTGGGGAAATTTTTATTTTTGAATGATTTTTGTGTCATCAATAATGAGGCATCAGAAATCAATAAAATTTATTATATTAAAGACGTTGATTTATATAGATATTATGCGGGGAGAGTTCTGAACTCGGATGTGGAAATTCGGGCTGATTTGGCTAATCATTTTGAAATTACTGGGTTTAAAATGGAAATTTCAATAGATGGGGTAAGGTCATCTATTGATGATTTGAGAAGTTTGATTTCCGAGCTTCGTAAAACAATAACGGTCGATGATGAGTAGAATTTTTAAAAAAATAAAAGGAGATAAATAATGGATGAAAAAGAGATTGAAAGGAACATCAGTATTGTCAAAGGGATTATCTATCGTTCTTCGAGGGACTTCAAAGGGCATAAAAAAGATGCTAGGCTGAAAAGAGCGGGCAGATTAAAGAGATGCCGGAAGTGTTTAGCCGTATTTGATATAGATGAGATGTTCAGTAAGCCGGTAGGCAAGGCGAGGAGACAGATGAGTCATTATTGTCTTCCGTGCGCTAAGAAAATAGGGCTTATTTAAAGTATTTTTATTGACTTTATTTGTTGATTAAGTTATGGTCATTTGTAGTTATTCTCAAAACAAAGGAGACGGTAGGGGATGGCTAAACTACAGAAAGAACAAAAAGAACATATTTTGAACAAGATAGAATTGGATATAAAACTATGTCTTTTGATAAGATATATTAAAAAAAAGAATTATTTACCAAAAAGGATATTGCAAGATTTAGAGGATATTCATCGGTTATGGGTATCTATAAAATAATAAAAGAATGGGGATAGGATATGGAGAGGCTGAAATATTTTGGCAAAGTTGTAATGTTGGTGTTAGTAACAGCAATGGTTGTCTGTTTTTGTAGAAACGTCAAGGCTGAGAACATTATAGAAGGGTCAAGCTTTGAATGTGGGCTTGACGGTGTTGAGGCGGTTAATACGGTAATATCGAACCGTGAATTTCCTTTGACCAATTTTGAGAAGCCTGGCATAGAAGTTGGCGGCGTTCATGGCAATCAATGTCTTGAGATAGAGAAAGGAGATCAATCAGCGCTGGGGGTTGCGTATGCTTATAGCGGATTGATGACAAAGCGGTATAAGTTAGAAGCGGGGGTAATGTATACTCTGTCAGTTTACATGAAAGCAAGCGAGGCGTGTTCCGTTGGGCTACATGTTGGCGAGGATATTTGGTGGCCTTTACATTCGTGGACTGACGTAAAGGCGGTGCAAGTTACAACCGAATGGCAACGATACGAGAAAGTTTTTATGATTGATACTTTCTTGAAGACGGATGAGTGTTTTGTATGGGTAGGGTTCGATATGTCCGATCCTCAAGTCGCCACGTTGCAGATGGATGCTATTCAGTTGGAGACAGGATATTACGCAACGGATTTCGAGAGCCAGGACTTAGATTTTTTTGCAAGCGTGGAGAGAGACAATAAGTTATTCAATTCGGAAGAGAGCATCCCTTTGAAGCTCAATTTCAGAAACAATACTACAGAATTGGAAGCTTGTTGCGGTCAATATCAGATAAAGAATTTTTGGGGCGACATAGAAAAGAGCGGTGTTTTTGCTGTAGAGATAGAGGGGAATGCGAGTGTAGAGAAAATTATTGATATACAGGGGCTGCCGTATGGGTATTTCAAGACAATAGTCGATATAGGGGGAGAAGTAGAAGAAGTTATTTTTGGAGTGTATAAAGAGCGCGATCCTGACGGGTTAGTTCCCGAAAATTCGACTGTAGGGACACACAATAGGCCGTCGATTGAGATGAAAAAGCTAGGGTTCGGATTGATGAGGACGTGGAAATTCGGGTTTTATGATATGAGCAAGTTTTTAAATGAGTCTCCTGACAAGGATTTTACTATAGCGGACAGGGTTTTTGTTTTAATTCAAGCTCATGATATGAGGACTATGGCGGTGTTGGGTAGTGTTGGAGATGAGACTGTTCCGGTTTATGCCAGAGGACTAATAAGGCCGAACGGTATAGCTTTACCCACGATAGAATATTGGCAAGAGTATGTCACTATCGTTGTGGATAGGTATAAGGATGCTATAGATTACTGGTCGATATATAACGAGATCGGGTATTATTTTACTGCTGCTGAATATTTGCCATATTTGCAAGCCGCTTATGCTATAATCAAAGCTCTTGATCCGACTTCATTGGTTGTTGGGGTGTGCGGTTCTTTTGAGGGCGCGGATGCTGATCCTCTAGGATTTGTTGATCAGATAATTGAGATTGGCGGGCTGGATTATATGGATATTATGTCTTTCCATCTATACAATTCTACATTTCCGGAAAATTATAGGGGGATTGGGGTTGTCGAATATATCGAAGGGTTCAAGGCTAAGATGATAGCCAAGGGCAAAGAGATACCTGTTTGGAATGGCGAACAGATGTATCATGTCAGGCAGGCGGGATATTCGCAGGAGATTTTGCCTTTCCCGACTTCTTTAATGCGAGACATACACGACATAAGAGGGGTTGACACTGTTGAGGAGTATGCCGAGTATGTTATCAGAAGTCATGTTTTAATCGACATAATGGGTGGGAAGCAATTTATGTTAGGGAAGTACAGCTCTGATGAATTCGCCGCGAAAGCAACGATTATGTATCCTGTTTATAGTTCGCATGTTGAATTTGATAACTCTCCCCGACCTTCCAAAGTGGCGCTTAATGCGATGATTAACGTTTTAGATGGGTTTGAGTATTGGGAAGAAGCCGAATGGGGAGATGGGAAGAGATGTTATTTGTATAAAAATGATGAGATGATTACTGCGATAATATGGGCTTATGATGGAGATGTATTGCATGAATTGGTTTTGCCTAATATTTTTTATAGGGTGTTAGATATTTTTGGGAATGTTGTAAAGGAGACATCGGCTGATGGCGGTTTCACTGTAGAGTTAACAGGAGACGTTAAGTATTTGCAGATGTATATTGATACTGCGGAAATGATTTTAGAGAAAGTTCAAGGAGAATAAATAATGGCATTCAAATACAGGGAACACAGAGGAACACTTAGCGAGTCGATGGAAACTGTTAAAGAATTTCATTCGAGATCGGATTTTGTTAAATATTTGCAAAATGATTTTGATAAAGAGTTTGGCGTTGGGGAAGTCGATCTTAATGAAGTAAAAATTAAAAAATATAGCGATGGAATTGATGAAAGGATTGGATGGGATACCCATATTGTCAGTCTTGACGATTATGGCATTCTTGGATTTACCGATGCGCCAGTTTAAATTAAATCAGACTTTAAAACACAGGGGAAAAAGATGTCTTGTCAGTTATTAAAAATAAAGAGGTAATAAAATGAATATAGTAGGTACATGCCCAAAATGTGGCGCGCCAATTTATAGTCCATTGGTTTGGCAAGGCATTACTCCACCGCCAGTGCATTATACTTGCATGTGTTATTCGCAAGATAGCAGAATTGTTTCGACTACAACTACAAATAAAACTCAATGATGAGGTGAATATGTCTTATCAACTTTGTCAAAATTGTTTTGAGAACAGAGGAACACAGTATCATCACAAATTTTCAAACTCGAAGGTTAACAGACGCAAGTATGGTAAGGTGTTAATTGGAGACGAAAGAAATTTAATGCTTGTATGCGCCGGTTGCAATAGCTCTCATGCGAAGTTGAAGGTGTTAACAGAGAGGGAATTCTGCGAGATGATGGGAATTTTAAAGTGCGTATTATGTCGATATGATTTAGATGGGCAATGTATTCATTACGATAAGATGTTTGCAATGACATGCCGAGATTTTTATTTTGACAAGGACAAATATTATGGAAGAGAGTAGGGAGAGGGCATCCTCTCCCTACCAGGCGGTTATTTGTATATTTTTTTAAGTTCTAGAAAGTCGGGCAAAGAGTAAAGTTTTCCCCCATATCCTAGATATTCAACGAAAGATTTTGAAACGAGTACAATCTTGACGTCTTTTAGTATTTCCCGAAGATTTTTTGATTTGTAAATTTCAGTTACTGTTCGCATTTCATGTCCTCCTTTTTTTTATTTATTAACTCTGTGATTAAAGAGTAAGCATTTTGATTTGTTAAAGCGCATACAATTCTGATCGCTTGTCTAAGCTCTTCTTTACAGATGTCATTCGGACATCTGATGTTGATAGTGTAAGTTTTATTATCTTTCATTTGCGGTTTCCTTATCCTTTAGATATTTTTCTTTAGCTTGGGGAGGGAGGTCTTCTTTTTTCCCTAATGCAAATATTTTTGTGTCGTTTACATGAAAATAACCTTCGATTTCGAAAACAGAGTCTTCTAAATCAAAAGGGATAAACTCTATTTCTTTCTCATAAATTTTGGCAAACATATTTAATGCTTTCATAGTAAAAACATGTATTATGTTAGTTCTATACCCGCAAAGTTCTATATTTACCTTTTCTAATTCTTGGAGGGTTTTAGAAAAATCTTTCTGTTGTGACATTACTTGATCAAGAAGTTCTTTGATTTTCTTTGCGTTTTTTTGTTCATTCATGTTGTTGTCTCCTTTTTCTCTTAAGATATTTTTCTATTGTCGTATGGTGGTGTTCTTTTGCCAAAGCAATAGCATAATTTGTTATTTCGCCTCCTTCTCCTACAAGATATTTAATGATGTGGCGGTGTCCGTTTTTTGCGGCTTGCTCTATCGATTTTCTTATTTCGTCGCTGTTTGTTGTTTTGTACATTGTCATTTTTTTATCTCCTTATTTAATGTATCTATGATAATTATAAGCCATCCAAAGTACTTCCGAGTAAAGAACAGTATACATCAATGTAAAACTTTTCGGGCATTCTTTATAGCTCATTCCGTTTGTTGCTTCTAGGAAGAGCCCATCCGCGAAAACCATCGCGTGCCCTTTCCCTATCTGTTCGGTTGATAGCAGTCCAACAAAAAGGGCGGGGATTTTTAACTTGTTTTGTAGGATATATTGAAGCAGTATGGTTTGATCTTCGCAATCTCCTGTTTTTAAAGTGTAAGTCTCTTCGGGTGTTTGCCAATAGTCTCCAATGTCAGATTTATATTCGATGTTACATGCGACATATATCAGAGCGTCTTCCATGGTTTCGACATGGATGTCATTTTTGAAGTCATAAAAATCTATCTGCCCTACTTCTGTTTCAGGGTCAACAAGTTCGCAAGCCGGTATAGATAACAGACAAAGAAAGATAACTCCATACATCAGTTTCTCTCTGATGTTTAATTTTGGTCTGCCATTGTTGTATGTTCGGCGTGTTTCTACTACTTGCCTATGTTTCACGTCTAAGTAATTAGCGATATTTCTATCAATCCATCCTGCTTTTATTAGTTCTAGAATTTGCTCATCTTTTTTATCTGTTGTCATTGTCTTCCCCCTATTTAGGTTTAGTGTTTTTAAAATCAGCGTTTCTAAGGTTCGTATTTCTAAGATCGGCATTTTCAAGATAAGCATTTTTAAAGTAAGCATTATAGAGGTTGGCATTTTTAAGATTAGCATTCCCAAGATCGGCATTTTCAAAGTTGGCATTTCTAAGATCGGCATTTTCTAGATCGGCATTTTCTAGATCGGTGTTTTCTAGATTGGCATTATAAAGTTTAGCATTTTTAAGATTGGCATATCTAAGATCAGCATTATAAAGGTCGGTATATTTAAGATCGGCATTTTCTAGATCGGCATATTTAAGATTAGCATGTTTAAGGTTTGCATACTTGAGTTTAGCATTTTTAAGATCAGCATATCTAAGATTTTGTTTATTCAACTCGACGAAAGATTTAAAATCTTTAGCTTCTCCTTGATGCAATATTTTATTGCCAAGGTCTTTGATTGTGTATTCTCCCATTATCTGTTCTCCTTTTTTTTATAGTTACTTGCCCCTGCCATCCCGAAGTGAGATGGCAAGAGTAAAGAACTATTCTTTAACTATGTCTTCCCATTTTTTTGCTGGGATAGTTTTCCAGTTAGTTTCATTCCCTGGTTTTTCTTTACGACTATAAAGCTTGTCATTATAATAAGAAAATATTGAACATGCTATGATGTATGTTGTTAAAAACAGTATTAAGTAACTCATGATTTTATCTCCCTTATTTTTTTTTCTCTTTGCGTATTCCACGATCAAATAGCCACCGATCAAGCTTCTCACAGATAAGGCCAAATAATACACATGCCCCAAAAGCTATCAATATTCCGGCTAAGAACTGGCTTTCAGGACTTGCTTTTAAACATGCTATGAAGAGCGGGATACCTATTATCCAGCATATTATGTTAGCTATTTTGTCGTCGTCTTGTTCATTCATTTTCCTTTTCTCCTTTTTTATAGTTACTTGCCCCTGACATCCCATTTCTGGAATAGCAAGGGTAAAGAACTATTCGGTTTCATTGTGTACGACATATTGATAAGGCTCGTCGTATATTCCATATTTGTCCAAATCCATTGTGATTTCAATCTTTACATCTTCAGCGTAACTTGGCTCTTCTTTTTGCATTCTGGCGGCTATTTTTTTTGCTTCTTTAAATGAATTAGTATAAGTTACCATATTCTTCTCCTATTTTTTGTAGTTGCTTGCTCTTGCCATTCCATTCCTGGAATAGCAAGGGTAAAGAGCTACATTACTAATTCTTTAAGATACTTAACTGCTTTCTCCGCTTGACTCGCGCAATGGAACAGCCAGCTTTTATTGTTTCTAAGAGCTTTTAGCCAAGACTCACAATATCCGGCGTTTCTCTCTATGTCCTCTATTCCGAATTCTTGAGACAGGAAAGAACTTCCAATTTCCGCTATTAGTTCCTCTTTGCTGTAATTTTCTTTTCCCATATAAACCGTTGTCATTTTTCTGTCCAATCTTGTCAAGTGTCCAGTCCAGTGGGTTAATTCATGCAAAGCCGTGTTATAATAAGCGCTTGAGTTTTTGAATTGGCCTATTACTGGCAAGTTGATTTTATCAGAGGACGGCAAATAATAAGCTTTTGTAAGGTCATCGTGTTTGATTTCTGCTTTTGTTGCTGCCAGAAAGTCCTCTATCGACATGTTCAGTTGGTTCTTTTTTAGTTCTATCTCCCTTTTTTCTATGAGCTTTGTCAGCGTTTCTTCTGGGATTTCGGCTTGATCGGTTGAGAAAACGGTATAAGGTTTCATATATGCGAATGTCTCAGTTTCTCCTTGCGCATCTTCTTTCTTTACGAAATTCCAGAAGATAATTGTTGTTCCTTTTTCTCCTTTCTTAATATGTCCTTTTAATGATGCGGCTTGCTTGTAAGTCAAATAATAAGCGTTTTTGTTGGTTGCTAACATAAAGCGGTTTATTCCGGTGTATACATGGCCAGTAGTGAGATTGCATTTTCCCATTGCGAAGAAAGGGGATTGCCAAGCCGGCGCGCCTTTTCCCATCTCATCTAGCAATCTTGTAAGTATTTTGTTTTGTTGTTCATTCATTGTCTTTTCTCCTTTTTTTATAGTTACTTGCTCCTGTCATCCCATTTCTGAGATGACAAGGGTAAAAAACTATTAGGTCTCGTTGTGGATTACATATTCATAAGGCGCGTCATAGATGCCAAAGTCTTTATTCCCTGAACCGTCCGTGCTTTCTGTTGCTTGTATCTTTACATCTTCGGCATATTCCGGTTCTTCTTTTTGCATTCTGGCGGCTATTTTTCTTGCCTCTTTGTATGAATTAGTGTATTTTACCATGCTCTATTCTCCTTTTATTTTATTCATCTGGCGATGTTGCGTAATAAGTAACGCATAGCTCGCCGCAACTTATGCAATGATATTCTATTGTGCCGCAAATTCCGCGCATGACATATGCGGTTTCACTTTTTCCGCACTTTTTGCATTTTTCAATCGGGACTAGTTCTTCCATATTCTTATCCTTTTTTATTATAAAGATTTTGCATCTTGCAAAGCATCTTGTCTGGTGAGTCTTGTTATTTCTGTTGATGTTTGATAGATGTATTTACCGTTATTAAAGAAACGTACATATCCGACATAGTAGATGTTGTTGGAATTTTGAAGTTTCTTTATCCTTGCGCTTTCAACTCTTTTCATGTTTTTATCTCCTTTTCTTTTTCTTTCTTGCAATCTAAAGATACACAAGATAAACAAAGATGTCAAGTGTTTTAGTAAAAAAAGATAAAAAAAGTTAAAAAAAGATAAAAAATGGTGTTATTAAATATTGAATATGTGTTATATTGTGAGTGAGATGTACAGACACGAGAAGAAAGACAGAGACGAAGAGAAAGACAAGAAGATTGCTGAGGTAGTAAAAGATTGTTCAGAGGTTGAGCGGAAGAAGAGAGCTACTAGGCAATTAAGAATTGAGGATATAATTGAGTATAGGGAAAAGGGCTTAACTCTTGAAGAGATTTCGAAGCTGTGTAATTGCAGGAGGGCGACAATAGCGGCAAGGCTAAAGAAAGCGAGAGCCGGCGGGCTGGCTTTATATCAAGCGAAAGAAAGCAAGATATTAGCATATCACCGAAGAAGACTGCTAGAGTCTTTAGAAGATGACGATTTCAGTAAAGCTACATTGTCACAGAAAGCGGTGGCGTTCGGGATATTTGTAGATAAGCAACGATTATTAGACGAGAAGTCAACAAGTAACGTGTCGTTAATTCATCAGAACATAGCGATACTAAAGAAAGCAGAGAGTATTGAAAACGAAGAAAACGAAACAATCCAAGTACGCGCTACCGTTGGCGAAGATGTAAGTAGTTCTATTATAGATGAAACATCGGTATAATATGAATGAATACATACAATAAACATAGATACTCCCCCGATTTAAGCGGTAGAGCTGATAATAGACAAGAAACATGCGAATGTCATTCGTTTCCCTTGTGTACGGCTGGATTTAGACAACAAATGGGTAGGTATACCAACGATATTGAATGTGAAATGGACAGTCAGCGCTTGTTCTGTTTGGATGATGCCGGATTTAGAGCTGATAATAGGCGACAAATAGACGGAGATCATTCGCTTCCCTTGAATACGTTTGGAATTAGACAACAAAGAAACAACCCATTCCCCTTAAAGGCACTAGATCGTAGCACGATTTCCCCCAAAGGCTTGAAATATCACGGGCTAAGACCTCCAAAGGCACTAGATCGTGGCACGAATGGACACAATGCCACGAAGTGTTCAGTTAATACGGCTGATAAGGGCAGTCAATTGCCTATGATGACGAATTCAAAGGCCGTGTCGTGGCTTAGGTACGGACGAATAAGTGTTGATTTTTCTCAGAGAGCTGGATTAAGGTATATGTGTGCGGTGACAATGCAGAGGCTTGCAGGGTGGCTTAGGGACTTCCTCAGGGCGGTGATTTGGGGGCTTGATGATGGGGGGGTATGTGTGTTTTTTGGGAGGGGGGGTGTATATACTACCAGCTCCCCTTATAATTTTTTTTCTAGGACAAGGCTATGAACAATTTTTCCCAAGACGTAAGCTGCAAAGCATTATGGCTCATGGACGATGGCGGGTTATTGACTGACACTATTGGTACGAACACCTTAGTTGACCATGGCGGTGTAGCTCAGAGTGTAGATTGTAAGGTTGGGGTCAAGTGCGGGAGTTTTGGTTCTGGTACTTGGTTAGGGAGAGATGATGCTGATTTAGGCATTGGTTTTCCTTTGAAGGCGAGTGACACTGTGAAGAACATTAGTATTTGTTTTTGGTGTAAGAGGTCATCGAAGGCGGAGTACAGCGTTTTTTCCAAGTCTAATTACGGTAACGGGGCGATTTTGGATATTGCCATAGCCAATGCTGATGAGAAGTTACAGATATTATTAGGTTATAATAGCGGGTCTTCGTACCAGACTGTTAAGAGCGGCTTAGTTATGGGTTTAGCCAAGTGGTATCATGTGGGTGTTACATACGAGGACAGCTCTAAGGCTTACAGGATGCGTATTTGGGATGATGAGGCCAGTATTTGTTGGGATGCTGCGGGTACTGCGACGAACAATATTAATGTAGAGGCCAGTAATATTAGCGTAGGGGCTGATGGTGATGGCGCTTATGAGTTTGAGGGTTTGATTGACGAGGTTGCGATTTTCAATGATATTTTAACTGTTGATGAGATTGACGAGATAAGAAGGGGAGTTTACGGAGTTTCGGAGGTTGGAGTTCAGTTGAGTACTGGTAGGCCGGACGGGACTGTATTTGGGCAGAGCGGCGACAAGATAAGTTTTCATGGGGCTGATCCCGTAGTACAGGCGTCTGGGGCGGCTCAGGCTGAGTGTCCTGCGGGCGGTACTGGAGCGGCCGCTGGTTGTTTTGATACTGCGGCTCATCGGGACGAGTGCATAGGATTGATAACTGAGATGAGGGAGACCTTATTAAAATTGGGGTTAATGCGTGGGTACTGATCCGGAAGCTGCATTAAGGGACAATTACAAGACATTTTTCTTTAAGCCTTATGCTTGGCAGAAGAGGGCTTTGGATGTGGTGAGGGAGAAGAATACTATTGCGGTAGTTTCCAGCAATAAGATTGGCAAGACCTGTTTTGGAGCTAACATTGTAATTTCTTGGTGTGTAGGTTATGAACCATGGCAGTATGACGACGAGGGCGTTGAGGTAGGGGGTTTTAAGTACAGAAAGTCTAGTTTAGGAATAGAGCCTCCGGTTGATATTATTGTTACGGGCGAGGATTGGAAGATACACATAGGGGTAACTTTAGTTAAGGAGTTAAAGAAGTGGCTTCCGGTTGATTGGTATACCACAAAGAAGAATGAATTAGGAATAGAGTATAAATGGACTTTTTATAATGGATCGACAATTACAATAATGTGCTATTCACAGGACGATAGTTTATTTGAGTCTTTCAGGGCGCAGGGGATACTGATGGACGAGCCTCCTCCGAAGTCGAAGTATGACGCTATGAGCAGGGGTTTGCTATTGGATTGCGGAAAGACGCTATTAACTTTAACTCCTCTAAAAGAAGCATGGATACTTGACGAGATTGTGCTGTCAGACAGAACTGACATAGGAGTTGTAGATGGTCTGGTTATAACCGCAAACGAGGATTTATATGAGTCTGACCGTTCTCTGTTGGCAAAGACCATGAGCGATGAAGATATTAAGACATTCTTTCAATTGTTGCTGTATAACGAGAAAGGAGAGCCGGTCGAAGACAGAGGAGCTAAAGCCGAAGCGTTTGTTAAAGATAAAACGGACGAAGTAAATAAACTTAAAATACTGAAATTTATAAAAGACATCGATCCCAGCGACGTGCCTCCAAGAGTATTCGGACAATTCAAGTCGTTAGTCGGAAGAGTGCTTAAAGAGTTTGATTTTAGAATTCACCTTGTCGAGCCTTTCGACGTACCGTCCGACTGGCCTGTTGTTGCCATGGTTGATTTCCATTTAAGTAAGCCTCAGGCCGTTTCTTATTGGGCGGTAAACAGGCAGGATGTGAGATATTGTTTAAAGGAGACTTGGAGAAACATGTCTGCCGGAGAGATTGCGGACGATATTATCAGGACCAAACTGTCCAGGGGTCTTGATCTTGAGAGCGTTTTCATTGATCCTCTTTCTAAGGGGGACGTCCATTATATGAGAAACATGGCGGGCTATAATTTAGAGGACGCTTTTTCTCAGATTGAGCATAAGTTGGTTGAGCATGGTATTTCTTTATTTGTCGCTTCCAAGGACAAGACGAGCGGGATAAAGAACATTAAGGAATGGTTAAGGGGAGTTAACGGTCTTCCTATTTGTTATATTTTTAATAATTGCGAGAGGCACAAGCACGAAGTGATGAGATGGATTTTTGACGATGAAGGATTGCCTGCGAAGAATATAGACGATCATTTCATGGAAAATTGGTATAGGTACACATTAACTGGCTCTACGTATGAAGCTAATAAAATATATCCTCTGCCCGCTCAGACGGACAGACATTGGATGGCTATGTAATGGAAATTCCCGAAGCTCTAGAAAGATACGAGAAGAGCGTTTCTTTATGGCGCGACATTTACGATAAATCGACCAGCGATATTAAATTTGTTTACGACATTGACGAAGGGCAATGGCCTGAAGAGGTCAAGGATGCCAGAGAAAACAGGCCGAAGATAACCGTTAATAAACTATTAAAGTTTATACGACATTCAAGAAGCGATTTCTCTGCCAACAAACCGGCTTTGAAGGTTTTGCCTGTCGATGATGAAGGCGATGTGATGAAGGCCGAAATATACCAAAAATTAATCAGGCAGATCGAATATATAAGCTCGGCCGACATCGCCTATGCTTCCGCCTATGCTCAGGCTGTGGCGGGTTCTATTGGCTTTTTCAGATTGACTACCGAATATGTGGACGATGGGTGGGATCAGGAG